CATGCGGATGGCGTGTTCGGGGAACCGGAACCGGAAATCAGGAAGATAGATGATAATGGGAATGAATATTGGGAAAGGGTAGCAGCATGAGCGACAACGCGCAACCGACCGTCATCACGGCGGCGGAGTTCGTGGCGATAGATAAGAAGGATCGTCAGGCGTTGCGTGAACGAATAGGTGCACCATATTTTGTAGGTGTAGCGCCCGATGTACTGGCCTACATAATCCGATTGGAGAATGACGTTATCGACCTTACTTATATTCGAAATCAATTCATTGATTGCCTAAACGACAACCAATGCACCACCCGCGCCGCGCTTGCGGAAACGGAGAAATCACAATGAAGAACTACTACGTACTCGGCAATCCTGAGCCTATCGGCCTTTCACACCGCATTCTGGGCGCGGTTGCCCACGAAAGCCAACTTGACGTTATCCGCAGCATCGAGGGCGTAGACCATGTGCATTTACCCATCGGCACTCTCACGATGGTGGACATCTGGACATCGCCACTCTACGACGCCGATGACGTGTGGTTGCGGATCGTCGCCGCACTCGATGCCCACGTCGTCATCGTGCAAGCAGAAATCGCGTTGACGAATGTCAGCATGGAATAGGAGGCGGGGTGATGAAGAAACTAACCGAAGCGCAAAAGAGCACCTTATACGATGCAGCGCGGCGTTATGGAAACACTGGTACGGGCTGGTTCTATCCATCTCGCTATGAACTGACCGACGTATACACCACGAAAGCAACTTGTCGGGCGTTATGTGGCAAAGGTTACTTGGAATACAGAACCTTAGACCGGGTAATCGTAGAACGCGCATTCTAATTTGTACAGTAGCATCCTACTTACTGTATAAAAACAGGGTAAATTGAGCAAATAAGGGAGAAATAACGATGGGCTGTGACATCCACGCGCACATTGAATACAAGTCTGGTATTAATGACAAGTGGTATTGGTTTGCGTCAGTAAGTCTGCGGCGAGATTATCAACTGTTTTCAGTGATGGCATCTGTTCGTGGTGAGTGCGCTTATTCCCGACCGCCTAAGGGCGTACCGCGTGATATTAGCTGGAACATTGCTGATAAGTATCTGTTGTTTATTGTGGATGACGACGCGACACCTGAAGAAGGTTGCGTAACGCCCATGCAAGCGGAACGGTGGATACAATTGGGTCACTCCGTAAAGTGGGATGATAACCACATCACTGATCCCGACGCGCATACAGGGTCATGGTTAGATGTTGCAGAGATGGACGCTGTTTTGAGCGACCTAAAAAAGCTACAAGTTGAAGCCGCCAAAGAATACGATTACTCTGCATGGTTAAGCCTTGAAGCGGGGGAAGAGTTAAAAAATGACAGGCTGCGCCGTGAGTTGAACTTGATTGCAACCGCAGACGCTATGAAGCGCCTTTCATCTTTTGGTGATGAGGTTCGCCTTGTCTTTTGGTTTGATAACTAGCCGCCTAGTAATCGAGGTTCCATGACCGACCGCGCAATCATCTACACCCGCGTGAGCACCGAAGAGCAAGCCGAGCACGGCTACGGCTTAGAGGTGCAACTCGAACTTGCCCGCAACTATGCGCGGCTGTATCAGTACGACGTTATCGCGGAATACAGCGACCCCGGTATCAGCGGCACCAAAGACGCCGACGAGCGTCCGGGATTACAGGCAACGTTGGAAGCGGCGCGGGCGAAAGCGTTTAGTATCCTCATCCTGCCATCGCTTGACCGCCTAGCGCGTCGTGGTGCACTAGGCTTGAAACTCTACGATGAGTTTGAACGGGAAGGCGTAGCGATTGCGGCAGTCAAGGAACGGCTGGACACGACTACCCCTACCGGACGGTTAATGCGGACGTTCTTCCTCGGACTTGCGGAGTTTGAACGTGACTTGATTGTGGAGCGCACCACCGCCGGACGCAACGCACGCGGGCGGCGCGATGGCGACCGGGGTGGCAGGATGCCGATGGGTTACGTAAGGGATAACGGGATCGGCGTAGACCCGGAACGCGCATCGATGGTCAAAGCGATCTTTGCGCTATTCGACAAGGGGTTATCGATGCAAGCGATTGCGCGTTACCTGAATGCCATCGAATACACGACACCGCGTGGCAAACGGTGGCATGCAAGCAGCGTGCGCGAAATCATCATTCGTCGATTGGTTTACCAGGGCGCTAACCGGGGTGAAAGTCCGGTGACGTGGCCTAAGATACTATAGGAGGCGGCGTAATGACCATCGAAGAACTACAGCGCGAAATCGAAACCTTGCAAGCGGAAATCGCGACTGACGAAGCAAGGGTTAGAGCTAACACCGAAAAATTAAGAGAACTTGAAACGCAATGCTACACGCTGTCTGTGAATAACCGTCTTCAACCTTACGGTTGCGAGGTTGGTGATAAGGTTATTCACAATGGTGACGTGTATGAAATAGAGAACGTGCTAACGCTGCGTAATAGCATGAGGGTCATATTATTTGGAGATGGTGGCGATTACGTGGGCGTAAGACTGGAAGATATTGGTGATTTTCGTCAAGCGTACTTAGCACAGGAGGCCACCCCGTGAACGTCATGCTTACGCGGTTACCCGACGGCACCGTCAACGCGGAACCGGGCGATCTTATTGAGGTGTGGAAACCGCTAGAAAAGAAGTGGGCTATATACACCCATAATCGGTGTCAAATTGAAAACATCAACGGCGTTGACCACTATGTAATGGTAACTGGTGTGAACCCGCGTTATTTAGTAGTGCCGCTTACCCACGTCCGTCACGCTCGCGGCGGCGCGGGACACCTGCGCTTGCAGGTGGCGTGGTTGCGGGAAGCGGTGGAACGCGTAATCGATGACACTGAAGGTTTTAGCGAAGCGCGTTACATTGATTGGTTAGTCGCTGCAATCGCCGACATCGATAACTACGAATACACGGAACCGCAACCCTAATGCGCGTTACCCTGCTCACCCTCGCCATCGCGTTCGCTGCACTCGCTGGCGCGGAACCGCTGGCGGTCGTGGCGTCGGTGATCGTGGTTGCGGTGGCAACCTCTTACAGAAATAAGTGAGTTCAATATGGCAAACAAAAAACACCCCCGCACTCGCAGGGGTGTTTTCGCGTTTCCAGCGGTCCGCTTTCGACGCTTGCAGGGGTATCGCTACCCCGCGCCCGGCCACCGAAGCAACCGGGGGGATACCGTTATCGTAGCACAAGCGTGCTGACGTGTCTACCCGGCGGCGGGTTCTTCTTCCTCAAACCAGCCTTCAATTGACGTAACCCCACCCCGCGCCAGCATCACATCTTCGGCGCTGTAACCACCGATGAGTAGGCCGACAACGATGAGAATAGCGGTGGTCAAGGTGTCGGCATTTTGCGCCAACTGCGGCAGGAAGTTCACCGCAACCATCATCACGACCCCAATAACGCCCGACCAGAACCGACGACATTTGAACAGTTCCATTGTGATCCTCCTAAGCGACTTTGCGAATAGTCGCATTGCCAAACGTGATAGCGAGTACCTTAGCGAAGTCAGGTGTTACCCCGCGTGCCGTGTACACTATTTCATAGGTGCCGAGTTCTTCCGGTTGCGGCGGCGCTGGCGGCTCAGTGAACGTGATGTCGCCTGCGTTGATCTTGCCCGCAAACCACCCCGCCGTATTCCCTAGCCGCGCCTGATACCACATGACCTCATTGACGTACTGGCGACCGAATAGCGTCACCTCGGTACCCGTTTTCAACGTTGCCAAGATTGCGCCTGTCACCGGGGCGGCGCGGAAATTGAGACCGCTAACGCCAGCGGGGATGACGAGGCGCACAATGCGCTCCTGGAATGGCGGCGGTGCAGGCGGTTGCACGGGTGGCTTAATCTCCCCTACCCACCATTTGTCATTGGGAATATCCGCCAGCAGGCGCGGGCGCTCCCATGCGTAGATTTCAAGATGCGCGTGACCCAATTCTTCGCAGTCGAACCAATACCACCGCTGATCGCCGTTATACCCGTAGCAGTACCAGCACACACCCTCAACCGGGGTATCTCTGTACTGTACCTGTGTCATGTAATAGAAAGCGTGATAGATGGCTTCCTCCGCGCCCAGGTTCCACTTATCGCGCCAGTAATCCACCTGACGACGCCAGCCGCCTTCCAGCTTGCCACCGATGTACTTCTCAGCAGCCGTGATGCTTTCCGGCCCGGCTTCCGTCATCACGAAACGCGGCGGCGGATGTGAACCCCGAATAGCGCGTACTGCCCACTCATGGCGACCGACTAGCCAGTTACCCTTACCGCTATCGCGTTTACGAGGCCACTGTGCAATCGGGAGGTCGGCAACGGTATCATTCCACAGGACAGTGGGATTGCCCATGAAATAGGCATCGTGTAGACCGATTACGATATGCTTGCGGTGTCTGTCGGCAAGTTCTAATAGCTTACGCCCGTTCTCCGCTTCCCATTCGCTAGGTTCAATGCTGCCGACACTGGCGTTGATGATAACGAGGTTCAGCGGTTGCGCGTGCTGTGCGTTCAGTTCGATGAGGCGAATGTTGTAATCCGCATTCAGTCCGACTTCGTTATCGACGTAAAACCACAGTTTGCCAATGTCATCGGCGCTGTAACGGCTCCGCACATCGGCAATGAATGCTTCCGGGCTACGATTGATTGCCCAATGCCCGTCCGGTTGCCAGTCCCGCACGATTACGTTTGTCGTCGGACTATCCGCTTTCAGTAATCGCGCTAACCCGGCATCATCCATGACGACGAGCCAACGCGGGCGCATTTGCGCTACCCGCTGGCGGAGCGTCGCTTTATCCTTCACGCCTTGCGCGTGGATGTTCCACCCGATGAAGCTATTCACGCGGCATCTCCATCCTTACTTTCCAGCAATACGGTGTTTAGCGGTGGCAAGTTCCCGGTCGTCTGTTTTTTGACGACTTCCATCTCTTTTGCAATCGCCTGCACCTCCGCCCTCGGCACCGTGACCGATTGCAAAATATTGACCGTTTGCCGCAGTTCGTCCAGTTCACTCTGTAACTGGCGAAATTGGTCTTTCAGTTCGTTGTACTTGCGCTCGGCGACGTTAGCGCGTTCGTCGGCGGCGTTAGCGCGGGTGGTCGCATTGTCACGTTCTACGATGGTCAAGTCCAATTCCTTTTTTGCCTTCAGTAGCCGGTCTTCGAGTTCGGATACCTTGCGCTGTAAGGTTTCAACTTGTAGACGGTCTTTATCGCGGAATTGTTGCAAGGCGGCAATCTCTAGCTTCAGCACCTTGATCTCATCTTGCCGCGCTTTCATTTCCTGCTCAAACTGTAGATAGCGCAGTTCTGCCACCTTTGTGGTCATCTCAACCGCGCTCACCATTTGCGCTTGTGCCGATTTTACTAGCGCGATTAATTCTGTACTCTCATCCTGCTTATCCTCTTTCGCGCCATTGCTGAGTGCGCTCAGTAGTTTTGTCGCACTTTTGGCGATAATCCCGCCCTCGCTGGCGCGGCCTTTGCGCAGTTTAGGCGCAACCGATAGCAGGGTCAGAATAAATGGCACTACGAAGCCAATGATGAGGTTAGCGACCTGTGGGGATAGTTCCATGCTGTTTAACCTCCCCCGCTGCATTGGCTTCGAGCGTAATTAGTCGCATGATGCAGATTGTAGTCACCAGCGATTGCACGATAGCGGTTGGGCTTAAACCATTCACTACCACCACCCAGGTTAAGGCTGCGAAGTACGACCACTGTACAAAAAACGCAACCGCTATCGCAACCGGGTGTTTAATCAGGAATAGCCCGATACCCGTCCCCACGAACAATAGTTCGATAAAGAGGATGTCTACCCCCCACACCTCGCTCATGTGTATTACAGTCTGTGAGGCAGGAGAACTGATTGCTGTCAGCACGCCGAACGCGATAAAATACAACGGTGGTACAAGGTAGTCGATCATCGTTCCCCATGTACGCCCGCGCTTTTGTTCTGTGGGGATTGGCTGTGTGGTCATGTTATATCTCGTAATACGCCAGCGGTTCGCTTGCCATCACCGCCGTTATCGGCACGGCAACAAAGGCAAGCGCAATCAAGGTCAATAGGAGAATGGTTACGGCGGTCATTAGAACCCCCTCGGCTGTTGGTTAAAACGACTATTACGCGGCTTGCCATAGCGGGCAATCTGGAATAAGCCCTCAATGCGCGGGTCATCGGCGGAAACGAGCGTTACCCGTCCGCTGGTTGCGTCGTAATCCACGCTATCAATGTAGGTTTCTGAGGGATTGTCCCCAATGCCATTCCAGAGCGTTGTGAGGTCGGTAATCCGTATCCCGCAATCCGGGCGCACGGTGGCCGGGTCTACCAGGCGTCCGTACAAGTCCCGAATGCGGAGACCATCCCGAACGCGGGCGGTGTATCGAATGGTGTAGGAAGACTGACGATAGTACAGGCGGCGCGTCCTTAGGTTCACGTCGGTTGGTTCGATGCCGAATACCCAACGGGCGGAACCATCCCCGACTTCGACAATCTTACGAATGGCTTCTAACACAGTGACCGTGTAGAAACTGGCGGGCGCAATCGTGACGGCGTTGGCGATGATTGCGCCGTAGTCGCTGGCGGTGTTGTTGTACCAAACGTTTGATTGTGTATTGGTTACGGATACCAGACCACGCAAGGCGCTATCGAGGACAATGGCGGTTCCAGAGTTATTGGTAGCAATCGACCATCCCAACGTCTGATAGAAGCCGATCATCTCCAGGCGCAGTGGGGTATTCGCTTGCCCCGGTGCCGCTACTATTGACTTCTGCGGCCACGCATTCGCAGTCGCCAGCGTTGATTGCGTTTCCGCCAGCGATGTGGTGCCGGAATGATTGCCCACATTGATGACCGCGCCCTTACGCCCGAACTTGGCTATGGATGCTGCATTTGTAGACGCGGTAGCTGTATACGTTACCCCGGTCGTCGCGTCATACTGCACAAATACAGCGTTCGTCATGCTATCGAGAGAGTTGGTGAACATGACGCCGTTTTGCGTGTAGGATACGCGATTGACGATGCCTTCCCATATCGGTTGCGTCGGGTTACTTCCGAATGCCGCAACCCGCGCCCCGATGTAGTCATCAATCAGTACGTTGTATTGGTCAGCGTCAGGTACAATGTCACAAGTCGCGGTGTCATACCATCCATTGGCGCTAATGCGATGGCGGTAGTTAATTGCCACATGACGCTTCAGGAAGTTCGTTCCTTGTACCGGGCGTTGGTAGATGTTAATCGTGTGGCGCATTAGGTATCCCGCAATCCTAGCCAACGTGGAATAATGTTGACGCCGACTTCAAGCCTAATCACTTCACCCGATCTTGTCTGATTGGTTCTGGCGCAAACGGTGGATGCATCCGCTTGTTTGTAGGCAAAAAAGTACAACCGATTAGTAACGCCTGGTCTTAGTGTGAGTTCATTACCTCGCACCTCCACCGGATCGCTTGAGATAAACGACGTGGAAAAGGTTGTCAGAATGTACATACCTCGCGTTTCCGGGAAGCCTCGCGTACTGTATCCGGTGCCATCCACAAGGAAGGAACTTGCCGAAGTCACATTCGTGTAAAGCGTGTTGACGTGCTGCATAGCAAGGCAGGCTTCATCACTAGGTATGAATGTCAGGTCAGCAATACGCAAGTTTGCAGCGCCGCCCGTGCGAGATGCCCACAGTTGAACCGCGATGCCGTTTACGGGGTCAAGCCCTGTGCCATTGTGTATGTTGTATTCGGTCGGGATGGTAAACTCACCCAGGTTAGCTACACCCCACAGATAACTATCGCCGCCCGTGAGTGCGGGAATGTTGACAACATCACCCGTCGTAATCGTGCCTGAGCTTCCGGCGTTTACACGAAGTTGCATGGTAAACGTACTCGTAATCGCGGTAGGTCGATAACGCGCAAACACGATGTATTTACCGGGTACAAGTGTAGAAAAGTTACCTGTGTTTTGCCCTGTCAATGCTATCAATCGAGATGCAAGGCTTGCCGTAGTTGCAAAACTGACATTTGCCGCGTTACCCGTTGCCGTTGAATCCGCCACTGATGTAGTATCAGTACCTAAGTTCATAATCGAAGCGGGTAGCGTATTGAGAGGCGTAAACGTAGATCCGCCCGACAAAAACGTAAGGGGTTTTGTGTAACGCCCTACAACCACAACATCGGGCGTTTCTCCACCGCCTGTCCAGTCAAGTCGTGTAGCAACCGTTGCCAGCGCGGGCAGATTGCCGGGTATGCTCGTTCCGGGTATATCAAGGTATCCGGTATAAACATAACTGCCGCTGCTATAGTGCGTGTTAAAGTGAACATAACCACCAAAACGATGATTACTAGCGCCAGCCTCCACAATGTTGATTAGCGCGTTACTAGTCGTCAACGTTTGCGATAGCGCGTATTTTGTCCACCGTTGTGGCGTGCTTCCCGGCGGTATCGGCCACCAATCCGGGCGACGGACAACCGTCATCACCACCGTTTGCGGAACCGAATTCGACCACGCGAAATCGAGCGAGTAAACGTGGGCGTACTGGTAAATAGGGGCGCTGGCGATGCCTGTCTGCCCGACTACACCCCATTCCAGATACACCGGGTCGAGGTTGCCATCCTGCGCCCAAAATGCCTCTGCATTGTGTTTCATGTATAGGAGGTCATTCTCAAGGCGTATACGGTCTAGCGGGTTGCCTGTACTCACGTTCAGCGTGAACGTTTCCGTTACCCGTTCATAGTTGCTTTCCTGTAGTACCTCTCCTTGTGATCCGCCTAGCTGGAGATAGTTACCCCCACCCGCCAGCGCCCCCAAGCGCGGCACCCATGCGCCAAAATCGGTCGCCAAGTTGAAACCGCCCGCGCTCAACAGGTCAACCGTTTTCTTGACGCTTTCGTTCGTATTCGTGTCACCGCTGATGGCGGGTAAACCGTGTATCAGGCGGAGGCGGCTATGGACGTAATAGGCGCTAGTCATAGTTACGGGTTCCCTCTGAAGGTGTTCTCCACATCCGCTTGCGAGGCAGCAGCAGCGGCGGCGCTGTTATTCGTGACGTTGTTATTGACGTTGATAGTTGTGTTGCCACCGCCCCCACCGACCGACGACGGGACACCCGAAAGCGTGGCAATCAGGCTTGCGGCGGCGGCTGCGGTTGCCGCGATTTCACCACGTAAGCGCAGCATGGCGGCGGTTCCGGTGCGGTCTAACGCTTGCAAGTCGGATGCAAACATCTTGGCATAGCTACCCGCTTCCGGTAGGTTTTCTTCGGCGGCGGTCAAGATGCTTTCGATGTCAGGGACAATCGAGTTCCCGCTGATGCTATTGCCGATGCTCTCCTCTGCGTCCTCAAACGCGGTGGACATTCCACCAGTTGCCTCATCAACAGCGGTTGCAGTGTCTTCAGCAGCGCTAGATATATTTCTGACGCTCTCTGTTACACCTTGCCCGGTTTCTTCTGCTGTAGTTGCTAAGTCTTCAATGCGTCCGATTAGTTCCTCATCGCCAATAGATGCGGCGATTTCACCAGCAAGATCAAGATCACCCTTAATCACTGCTGTTTTAGCAGTTTCGACGGCGTCCTGTATCTGTCCCGTAATTGCACCAATGTAATCCGAGTTGCCAATTTGCTCGGCAATGTCAAGCGCGTCCCCTAAACGGCCTTCACTAACAGCCGTAGACAAATCGGTTTCCAATTGCGTGATAGCGTCGGTAATCGCTTGCTGGCTTTCGGCGGTGTCTACCGTCGGTAGGATGGTGAACTCACCGCTTGCACCTAACCCGGCTTGCTGGATGAAGGCATCCCGCATAGCGACTAACCGCGCCTCGAAGTCGGCTAACGTTTCCCCGGCTTGCTGCTGGACGTTCACCGATTGAGCGCCAAAACCGCCGATGCCTGCTACGTTTAGCGTAGCATTCGCTAACCCAACGTTACCGATTAACTCCTGTGCCGCTTGGATATTGCCCGCCGCTAACTGCTCCTGAATGGCGGTATTGATGGCGGTGCCAACGTCGGCCTCGCTTACGCCGCGATCCAGTGCGGTCTTAATCACGTTGCCAATTTCAGCAGGGTCTACGTTCTGGACATCGAACGCGAGTTGACCACCTGCTAACCGCGCAATCTCGGCCTGTGTACCGCTGGCATCCTTACCCAAAAACGATTGCACGTTCGCAATCATTTCGAGTAGCGAGATAACGAAGTTGCCAATAGCCGACTGAATGCGGTCTACTTGGTCGCTGAAGCCTGTAACCTTGAACCCGATTTCGATAGCTTCCGGCAGGCTTTCACCACTAGATAGCGCGTCAAGCGTATCCTGTAGGCTGGTTTTGAAATCGTCCAACGTCTGCCGGAACGTGCTGTTATTCAGGAAGCCTTCAATGCTGACTTGTGCAGATCGGAAGAACTCCGCTACCGTTGCGCCTAGCGTGTCATTAAACGCGGTGCTTGCTTCCTCGGCACGCCCTTCAATGGTGTCAAAGAATTCGTTAGCCGCGTCCAAATTGAGCAGCGTATCGACACCGAAATCTTCCGACTGTGTAGCAAACAATGCTTGCGTAAGCGACGTGCGTTCGGTAGCGCTTTCCACGTTTCCAAGTGCAGCAAATACCGCGTTTAGGTATTCGCCGCCGGTGAGTTCACCCGCCGCCGCTGCTTCCTCAGGTGTTGGCAAGCCTAGTTGTGTCAGCGCGGCTTGCGTGTTTTCGTCATTGGTTGCCCGGATACCGAACTCGCGTACAGCGTCCGCAATCCGGTCAGCATTGTCAAAGCCCGCTTCAAGCCCTGACGTTATCAAAGACAGTGTTTCTTCGCCTGTCAGACCGAGGTCGGCAAACGTTGTCCCGTATTCATTGAGTACGTCGAGGAAGTCGCCGCCGCGATTAGCACCCTCTTGGAAGCCAACCGTAATCAGGTCAAAAGCTTCCGTAAAGTTTTCAGCTAGACCGCGCTCAACCAATTGGTTAGCGGTTGTAATTGCCGAGTTGACATCCTCATCAAATACGGTCGCAAAGCCTAACGCTGATGTAACTACCGCGTCAATTTCATCCGGGTCAATACCGAGGTTTAGACCTTGTGCAAATAGCCGCGCAATGTCCTCTCGTGAGGCTCCAGTCGTTTCATACACTTCGCCTAATCGCGCTTCTGCGTTCGGCAGTTCTTCGCCGATTTGCGCGGTTAACCGGGCGGCGGCGGCTTCACTTTCACCGAGTAAGCCGACAACATTTTCAAGTAACTCTTTCCCGCGTCCGGTTAGGTTAAGTGCAATCTGAATGGCTTGTAGATTGCGGATTTCATCCAGTCTATCGAGTACCGCCTTGCCTTCTGTCGTTTCCTGTGTATCGACTTCCGGGGTAACGACTTCGCTGTCTAAGTCCGTAACCGCCTTAATCGGCGCGTCGTCAATCGTCGGGTCAATCTCTGGCGTGTAGGTAGCGCTATCCAACGCCTCAAGGTCATTGAGGACGCTACTATTGATGGATACGTCGGCCTCAATGCTGACATCCTGCCGGGATAGGCGTTCGATACGCGCTTCCAAGTTTTCGGCGGCATCGTCAAGCCGCTCAATATCTCTCAGTGCGTTACTATAGCGAGTCTCGTATTCGAGGATTGTGCGCTCTACTTGCGGGCGGGATTGTTGGCTCATTTACGTTTCGCTTCGGCCTCACGCCATTTGTTCATGTCGTACTGCTGCATAAGTTCCAGACCGCGCTTAACCACATGACGCGAGTACACCAGCAAGCGCTGTGCATAAGGCACTGAAGGCAAGCCACCCAAACCAGCCTCGATTAGCGCGTCCAGTTCGTCCAGGCTCGCGTCCCATTCCGTTTTGGGTATCGGTGGACGGTCGTGAAACGCCGGGTGGCTTTTGTTCGTCAAAATGTTGACCACGTTCGCGCCGCCATACGTCGCGCCGAAAGGATCGCATAACCGCCTCGACCTCTGACGAGGCCAGCGGTTTCAGCGCCGCCGTAATCGCGTACTGTTCGATAGCGGCGATGTCTTTTGCGGAACGGATGAGGAATAGCATCAGCACCGCTTCCCAATCGTCGGCGGGTAGCTTGTCGCCTAAGCGTTCCCGTGCTACCCGTAAATCGTCGGCGAAGTGCGCGACAACCGCCGATTGCTGGAGCGGTTCCCGGTCGATTTCCGCGCCGACTACGGCACGAATGCAAATGTAATCTTCTAGCCACCGCTGGCGCTGGCGGGCGGCTTGTGCCTCCGCTTGTGCAAACGCCTGCATTTGTTCCTTGTTCCAGTCGTAAATATCGGTGGTGCCTTCGACTAACGACTGGTAATCCCGCTTTGCCGGGTCAGGGAATAACACTTTTGCTTGCGCTTGCATGAGGCGGATTTCATACAGGGACAATGGTTGTACAAGCGCGGTCACACCCGACGAAAGCGGGACGGCGTAAGCGGTTTCAGTAAGCATGGGTATCCTGTAAGCGGGGTGGCCTTGCGACCACCCCTGTTAAAACTAGCCGGTGATCTTTTCGATGTAGCGGTTAGATGAGTTGATGTCACCGAACGCATATGCTGTATTCCACAGGTATTCGCTGGTGATGATGGCATTGATGGACGAGTTCGCCGGGCTGGTGTAGCTCCCGACGATTTCGCAGTTATTGATGCCGCCGTTGCCGCCCGTCAAATCACGCAACACAATCGACTGTGTAGAGCCGTTCGTGTGGATGATGTAGAAGAAGCAGCCTTCCGGTCCGCCGAATGCCATTGCATCGACGGAACCCGTACCGCTGGCGGGGAAGCTCAGTGTTGACCATGTGGGGGTGCTATTAAAACCGTTAGCGGTTTTGTAGATGTTGCCACCCGCCGAACCGACGTACAGTTCATCACGCCGCGCTTCGCCCAGTGGCACCGCAAGCGAGTTAATCGCAGTAGTGCTAAGGCCGCTTACGGTCACGGTATCGCAGACACCGTTACGCCGACGGATGAGGGTGCCCGACGCGCCGCCCAACCATTGCAGGTTATCGCTGGCAACCGCAATCTGGGTAAGCGAGTTCGCCGTACCCGACGTAAACGCAGTCCAGGTGACGCCGCTATCGGTGCTGATCCATGCGTTGCCGCTGGTACCGCAAGCGATGGCGGTCGTGCTGTTGATTGCACGGACGCGGTTAACAACGGTACCGGCTGACAGGTTAGAACGGGTGAAGTTGGTGACTGCCCCGGCCTTAAACTGCGACCAGCTCATATAGAGCGTGCCGCCGCCTGTGCTGGTACCGGAGACAATCAGGTTATCGCCGCATTTGGTGATCCCGCTGCCAATGAAGTTGGTAAACCCGGTCAGCGTGGTATCGGTCATCGTCACGCCGCCATCGATTGACCAATACAGATGGCTCAGGTTGGAACCATCGGCCACGCTAATCGCTGCCCATTCTTCCTCACCTGTGCGGTTGGTGCTGACACCTGCCGCCTCGCCCGCATCCATTGGGGCGCTGCAAAACACTGCATCCGGGGTGCTCAATCCGGTAGCCGACAGGATACGAGCGCGGGAAAGCTTCAGAGCTTCCGCGAATTCCATCGCCTGCTGATTAGCGGGATAGCGGATGTCGGTGCTGCCATCTTCGCCGCCGTCGGCGTTATTGATAAATCCTTTGCTAAACCCGCCCGGCTTGCTGGTCGCATTCGCGCCCACGTAAATCCACAGCTTGCGATAGTTCTGCGCCCATGTGGGGTACTCACCATCAACGAAAGCTACGCCGATATTCTTCCGCCCTTGCAAGGTGTTCAGCTTGCGATAGCTGGATACCCGGAAGTCCATTTGCACGTCGTAGACACCCGGCAAGCCTGTGCGTGCCATCTCTACGATTTTCATGCGATTAGTGTTCATATCCCGCGCCCCAATCGGGGTCAGCGTGAAATCGCCGCCCGATGGTGCAGGCATGTTGAACCCGCTCTGATCGTTATCAATTTCCAGAAGCTCCCAATTGCTTGCGCCGGTCGTTCCCGACTGCACAAGCGCCAGTCGCTTTAGGCTACTCATAGGAGTAGGCATTGTCTCATCCTCCTAGCGGCGCTGTGCGCGCCGGAATGCGTTCGTGATAGCGCGGCGGCGCTCTTGCTTAAACTGTCGTTCGAAGTCCTCACCGAAGTTTCGCGCTTCAGTGCCGGGATGGTTCACCACATCGGTGCTTACCCACCCGCCCGTGTTCCCGCTGATACCGCCGTATCCGCCGGGTACCGTTTTCGGTTGATAGCCTGTCTGAAACGTGAGCTTGCCACCGTTACGCGCCTGGATGATGTGGGGCTTCGTTCCCTTGTCCACCCATACCCAATACTTCGCATTCTCCCCGGTGGCATCAATGCGAAGCTCTGCCCCGTTGCGACTAATCCGCACCACCGTTACAAAGTCCGGTTTGTGTGTCCAGTTATCGACCACGCCTTCATAGCGTTTTTGCTGGCGCTTGCCGACGGTTTCAAGTTCGGACTTAAGTTCCGTTCGGAACTTGCGATCCGTTTCCGCTATCCGTTGCCGGGCGGCGGAAACAAAGCGGTTATTGCTCATCGCTGGGGTACGATCTTCGCTTTCGTCACCAGGCGCACCGTTTCCGGCTTGATGGTTCTCCAGAGGTGGATACCTGCGCGGGTGATACCGAACGGGGGTGGGTTCTGCGCGTCGGCTGTCATCACTTCCGTTGACGCTTCTCTATCCATGTCCCACATTTGCATAGACCGATCCCACAGGGACGGTGTTTGCGGCATGAGGACATTGGCGTAACGGCAGATGACACTCTCTAGCGTTGCGTATCGGGTATCCGTTGCCGATAACCCCGCCTTGTACCAGAGGCGTACTGAGTGCGGTGCGGTCGTCGGTTCCGTTTGCCCGCTTGCGGTATACAGTCGGACTAGCCCGTATTCGTAATCCATGACGGCGGCGCTGGCGTTGGTGATGACCTGCCCCGCTACCGGGTCAAACGAGATCAATTGCACCGCGCTGGTGGCATCGGCGTACACGCGATAGATGTCTACCGCATTCACGTAATCCGAAGCGTCGGTTGCAGTGCCTGCTGACTTCGCTTGCTCAGGCTTCTCGATTGCGCCGTAGGTGCTATCGACGTACTCTTGCGCCCACACATTCGGGTGGGTGAATACGGCGCGGTGTCCTGTCATGGTTACGGTGTTGCTGCTACGGGTGATGGTCAGCGGGTAGATTGTCCATTCCAGATTACCCGCTGTCAGTGCGCCGTCGGCGGTACGGAAACACGCCACGAACTCCTGTTCGTCAAGTGCCGTGTCTCCACCTGTGAGCGTAAAGGACACGGAAGCGCGGTCAAGTATCCCGTCATCGTCGCTATCGGTGTAGGTCACAGTCACGTTATCATCCACCAGCGCGGTCGCCCGCTTGCCGATAGCGTGTATGAAGCCATCGGGTAGGTTAAACGTCTGCTGTTTCCACGACGCATCACGATTGACCGCCAGCGTAACCGGGCCTACCCACGTTGGCACCGGGGGATAACCCAAGTAAGGCCATACCCCGTTCACCGCGTTTGTGAGCGCGTCAGCAATCGCATCCCTATCCCGTTGGATGTAAGGGATGTGCTTGCCCGCGTTCGGCTCGCGGCTGGTGTTATCGTCAATAAGCTGATTAAAGCGCCATACGCTTTCACGCATGACGCTCCGCCAGCGGTCTAACAGGTTGTACTTGTCCGCGCTTGCCCGTGCCATTATTCGCCCTTTGATTTCCGCTTCGGCGCGGGTTCTGCTTCCTCAATCGGTCGCCAGAGTGCCGGATCACGCGCAATCAATGCCGCGCCGTCCGCTTCCGGTACCTCTATCGGTTGCCCGATGTTGACGAGTACTCCCCCGCCAGAGACGGGGAAGTCTACGGTAAAGTCTTTCGTGCGAGTGCCGATGAATTCAAGTTTCACGGTTTACCCGCCTTTACGCTTGCGCGGTGTTGGTGCTGCCACCGCTTCCGGTTCCACGCTTTCGGCTTCCACAGGTTGCGGTTCCTCAATCGGTTCCGGGGCAGGCGCGGCAACGGCCACCGCGCCCACTTTCACTGCTACCCCGTTCTCAATCAAGTAGTCCGCTTGCCCGTACAAGCGCGGATCGTCCTCGGCATAATCGCCGGGTTCAATCCGCTGAAAGTCGGTTGCGGCGCTGCCATAATTACGCAGAACGGTAATCATGATTACGGCACCAAGTTGACATCATCGAACGCAACCAAGACGACGATGGACACGTCAGTCGTGGTCGGGGCAACGGTTCCGGTTTCAGTCCATGCCACGCCCAACCGCTGATTAGCGGTGAAGCGCACCACGCCAGCACCCACGCGGGCGCTACGCTGCTGGTTGGTGTCATCAGTGACACAGCCGAGCGACGTATTCGCGGTGCCGTCAATCGTCGGGTTCCAGGTAATCACGCCGCCCGTGAGGTCGGCATTGTGACGCACTGAAATCGCGATCACGCTACCCGCAAACGGCATGACGTAATGCGGGGTGGTCGCTTCGATGGTGTTGGCTGTACCCGCTGCGTCCGGGATGTTAGAGGCTTGGAACACAAACGGCACAACGTAAGTTGTCACCGCGATGCGTTCCTGCATTTGCATACTCATGTGGCACCCCTATTAGACGAGGCTGTTGTACAGGATGGAAGCGCAGTCAGCATCCTGACGAACCATACCCAAGCGGGCGGTTGCGGTCAGAACATAGGTATCGTAGTAAGGGACGAAGTCCAGAGACATGGTCATCCGGCGACGGAAACCGAGCTTCCAGTACGGCTTATAGACCAGCAGGAAGGACGTGCGGATGTTGTTACTACCCGTACCTGAAACGGTACCGGCGGCAGTGCTCAAACCGAGTTCACCAGTCACCAGAACCGGGATACCATTCACGCGACCAACTTCACCCGTGAGGATGGTGGCATTCTGACCGTACTTATCGATGGTCAGCAGTTCAGGCAGTGCCAGCAAGCGGTCGTGACCTTCCGGGTTGGTGATGTACACCAGATCGGAGAGGCGGGCGCTGTAGTTGCGGGACAGTGCTGATTTCAGGGAGCGCAGTTGGGTAAGGGTTACGCCCGCCGCGCCGCCGTCGATGGCGTTGGTGGCCGTGGTAATCAGCGGAAGCTTACGCAGACCGTCGAAAGCCAGATAACGCGAGGTCGCCGCCGGGGTACCGTCATTCAGGTTGATGTTGTTGTTGGCAGTCGCAACGGTATCACCATTCAAAATGATGAAATCGAAGGTGTCCATCATGGCGCGTTCGGCCTGATCGCGTACACGCGGGATAATCGGGATGATGCTATCTTCATCCAGTTCGGCGGAGAACATGGTACGCAGCGCCAGCTTGGAAGCGCTAATCGTGACCTTGCCAGTACCGAACTTGCTGTCGGGGATGGGGCTATTGCCATCCGCCAGCGTCAACGCGCTTTCGTTAGCGGTTTCCGCCACGAAGGAAACCGTCGGGTCGCTGCCTTCAATCGGCAGTTCATACGGCTGCGACGGCATTTCAATCACGTCCATCTGCGGGAAGATCACGTTCTCAAGGCGGGCGCGTTCCCACAACTGCGAAGACCACAGGGTCGGCACCCACTCATCGCCGAAGGTGGCCTGAGTGCTGGTGCTGAGTTCGTTGGCCTTGATGTAGTTAATCGACTTGACAGCCGACGCGGTTTCCCCGGCATCACCAAACTTGATCTTGCCTTCGTCGTAAGCCTTGCCAGCACGGTGCGCCAGTTCCTTGACCAGTTCGGCGGGGATTTGGCGGGAACCATTGCGGCGGTTCATCAGATAGAACGCGAGGGCGGACAGGTCGTTAACCGACAGTCCAGCCTGTTCGTACTTACTCTTAACGCTCGTAACCGACGGCTTCTGAGCGCCGCCATCCTGCTGCAACATACCAATTCCTCCAGTGAACGCGGGTGCCTGCTGAGTAGCAGGGGCGGCGGCTTTCGCGGCTTCGACGGCATTGTTCACCAGTGCGTCGTAAGCGGCTTTCGCGGCGGCAATCTTATCGCTGTGATCCTTGAGCAGTCCGGCGGCCTTGCTGGCGACGGCTGCGAGTACGGGTGCCGGGTTAGCGGCGGCTTCGGGTGCGCTGGCGGCGGGGGTCATTTCAGTGACCAACTGCTGCGCCATTGCAGCCAGTTCTTCGGGAGTGACACTGATCGCGCCAGCCTGGGCAAGGCGATTCAGAATGTCACTCACCATCTGTTGCAAGTCCATTTTTGTCTCCTGCGTAGTAGGTGAGTTGTCGATAACCGCGCTTGCGGGTGTTGGCTCTATAGGCGCTGCCTCTTTAGCCGTTTCCGCGTCGGCGGGAATGAACCGAGATACATCCAAGTCAAGTGACTTGTAAGCAGTCACTAACTCGGTAGGTTCGCTATAGTGTTTGGCGGTAATCCATGTACCGCGTGGTTCTGCCGGGGTGGGTGTCAGGCTACCTTCCACGATGGGCCATTCAAGAATGCGCCCGTCGTTATCCACCTTGACAATGTGCGGGATGGAACCGCTAGACCACCCTAACGCGCCTTTTTCAACCATCTCGTAAACGGTTTGCGCGTACTCGTTATGCATGGCAAGTTGCGCCTCTGCCCACAAGCCGACATCGTTTTTCGTAACCGATGTAATCAGGCCGACGGGTGAGGCCTTGACGGTTTTATCGAGGCCGTGATGGTAGAGCGCCGGGCGGCGGTCATACCAATCGAGGTGATACTCGGTGTCCGGGGTGAAGTATTCGCCGTGTAAATCGCGTGTTTCCGGGTTGCCGAAATACACGAGGTATCCTGCGACCCGGCCATTGCCGAGCGCCTTAAGCGCGTGTTCCATAGGTTATGCCTCTACTGTTTGGTGTAATGCTCTCTGAGCTTGCAACCCGCTTGCCAGTGCTGGTCAAGCGCCTTGCGATAGGCAGCGCGGTCGGCGTTGCCTGTTTTCGGGCGCGTTGCCCACTTCATTAACTGAAACGTGGTTACGCAGTATTGCAGGCGGTTGCGGGTTTCCGCCTGCGTTTCGGTTACGGTAATCGCTTTCAACGCTTGCGCGATAGCGACGACATCCCGCAAGTGCATTTGTTCAATGGTCAGGTTATCCACTAGAAGCGCCCTTCTGCTTTACCCGTAGACCGCACGAGATTACATTTGCAGTTGAAACCCTTGCATTCGAGGGTGTCCGCTTTCGGTAGCAGGCGGCGGCGCGTCCAGTCTTTCATGCGGTGCCGTTGCCCGTTTAAGCGTTGGCAGTCGTCGCAATGTTCAGTTGCGCCGTACACCCATTCATACATGCCGTTCTTGTCAGCAAGGCCGAGAGCCAACGTGTAAATCGGGTAAATGGACTTGTTAAACCACATGGATGGCTTCTGCTCTGCCGCTTCCGGGGTAATGCTATCCTCGTCACTGTACAACGTAGACAGGAGCGCACTCACGTACTGGCGCTGCTCCCGAATAAGCGTGTCAATCTCCGCTTGCTCATCGGCGTCCGGTTCCGCGTCTACCCCGCCATCGGCGAACCCGTCCCGCGCTGCCTTGTTGCCGGATACATCAATCAGGTTCATGAATGCCACACGGGCGCGGCTTTTGGTAATCCCGCCTGCCATGATTTCGGCAAGCAAGTCCTCCAGCGCATTCTCAAAGTCTAACCGGGTCGCCTGTATCGCTTTCACCGCGAGCAACGTTTCCGCGTTAGCGAATGTCGCCTTGATTGCGTCCTTGTCGTCGCCTGTTTCCGCGAGTGCTGACCGTAAACTGTCTGCGATGGTTGCGGGTATCTGGTAAGCGGTGAACGGGGTAGCCGATTTGTACCCTTTGTTCTCCACCTTCTTTAACCACGCCTTCAGTTCGGCAAGCGGGTTAAACGGCTCATACGGCACGTCTAGCAGGTTAACGCTAGGTTCATCCACAGCGGGTAGTTCTGACAGCGCCTTGACGATGCTAGACGCGTCTGCTGCCATGCCACACGGGCAACTGTGAATGAGCGTCTTATCCGCCATGAACTTGAGTTCCGACGGCTTGACCTTGAAGCGGCTGGTAAACGGTGGCATCCGTAGCTTCTGGTTGCTACGCCCCATCGTGACGTGTGGCTTATAGTTCTCCGGTCGGCTGTAAGCGGATAGCTGCCACCCGCTTGCGATGGCTAGTTCATAGAGTTCTTCGTGTAGCGCCTTCAGTTCGGCGTTAGACCGAATGAGGAAGCGCAACGGGTACTCCCCTGCCACGTCGTCAAAGGTGCCGAGTGTGCCGAGCTTCAAGGCAAGGTCGGGTAATTCCACGTCCTCAAGTGCTGCCCGGAACGTTTCGATTTGTTCATCGGTTGCGGCGGGTGCATAAAGCAAGGTTACATGGAAGTCATCAGGCGCGTTCCAACTGATCGCTTGCCCTGCCATCCGGTCGCCGAGTTGACGCTGTAAGCTTACGAGGTCTACATCGTTCGCCAGTGACAACCCTATCCATGCCGACTTGCCATTGATAATCGGTGCTGCTTGCTCCGGCAGTGCGCCCGGTTGCGGCGCTAACGGGTCAACGGCACCCGACGGCAACGGAGGCGGTTGCATGGAACCCGCAATCGTGAGCGGGAGGCCAACCAACGTAGCGGCCTGTGGCGCTGGGATACCCGCTGTCGTGGCCTGCTGCATAATGACAAGTCGTTGTTGCAGTAAGCGAAGCTCAGCAGTGGGGTCAGCAGCACGCGGCGGTAAGCCCAACGTTTGCCGGACTTCGTTGTTATCGACCACCCCGGCGTCGATATGGTAGCCAAAGATTTCCTTATCGGTCGTCTTCGGTGACGCGAGTTCGGCAACCGGGGTCAACCGATTGTTAATCAGGAGTACGTCACCGCCGGGAAGCGTTTCATACCCCAACAATTCACGCGATTGATTTAGGGTGATAACGCCGTCTTTCCACTGCCCGGTGAGCATCGTGGATTTAGACGCCTGATCCTCAAGCGGCGCAATCGCGGTGTCAACATCGAAGTAGAATTCGTAGTTACCGAAGCCGTAGAACGGAAGTACAACATCGGTAATGAACGTCGCCAATTCTTCGCAGTAGCGACCAACTACCGATTGCAGGTAGAACTTACGCTGCTCCGGTGCGCTTTGATAGGTAGCGCTATCCCAACTGCCCGCTATCGAATGCGGGATGCCGAGGGCAACCGCAATCGACTTGCGGAGATCTTCGCTTACAGTGGTTGCGGAGGCGTCGAATTCCTGCTGAACGGTCGTGAATTCGAGGGCGCTGTTAAGCGCAACCCATCGCCCCTTAGCATCTTCCTTGAGTTGTTCTAGCGCCTTATCTAGTTCCGCTTTGGTAACGGGTACGTCACCGCGTCCGGTCAGGATACCGGATAGCTTCAAATCGCGTAGGAATTGATCCAACGTGTACCGCTGGATTTCGCGGTAGGTGTTGACATCATCCATGACCGATGACAACTGCGACAACCCGCGCAAGTCGTCTAGAATGTTTTCCTTACGCCAGAACGCGATTTCGTTCGGGTAGTAACTGACGTTTGCGTGATCGCCGTAGTAATCGAACTTAACAATCTTGCCATGACTGATGAACGGTTCCAGCGCCAGTGGGTTCAAGGCTTGTACGCCCGTGTGATACCCGTAGTTATTCTTGATCGGCAGGATGTACGCTTCACCGAACGTAATCCGGGAGCGCATGACATACTGCAATAAATCTTGCTGGCGTAGCTTGCGATTTTCCTTCATGGCAAGCATGAACGGATGGTTCACCGCTTCCGTATCCGATGTGTTATCCCACACGCCATAGGGGATGCTGGTTACGTCATTCGTAATCAGGTTGACGGCGTTAGCAACGTAAGCGTTCGTGGCAACCGCCATCGCATACGATTGCTTATCTTGCCCCCACTTTTGACGCGATTGGTATTGGAGCGCCGCCGGGAGCAATCCCGAATACGCGCCGCCGGACTTCCCGTTCACTTGGTAAACCATCTTGCCATCAAACATGTACACCGATGGCTCAGTGGTTAGCGATGGGTTAGCGCGGCGGGTAGTGTTGCGCCAGAATAGCTTGAGGGCGTTGGATACGATACTCACGGGTTAACCCTTTGCGACGTGATACCACGCCAGCGCCGTCGCCATTACGAGGTCATCGTGTGCGCCGCTTCCGGCTTCGTAGACCCATTTACCGTTGGCTTGCTGACGGGATATGTAAGCACGCATCTCGTGCTGGATTGCGGGCAACGGTTGCAAGCGCAGACCGCCATTGTGTAACCCGTGTTTCAAGCCCTGAATAATCATTGGTTTCGTGCGCTCATTCGTATTAAAGGCATACAGTTCAACGCCCTCGTATAACCGCTCACCCGTTGCCGAGTATTCACCAGATTGGAGTAACTCAATGTTGGTGTACCCCATACTGTTATTCTCACCCATCACGGGCGCGCCCCACTTATGCGCTGTGTGAGCGATACGGGTGCGTATCTCCTGCCATTCCACGCGGTTAATGTGCAGGCAGTCCACCATTTCATAGGTATCCGCATCCAAGATGACCAACGCCGTGTAATCGCTGGATTGCGCGAAATCGAGGCCGCCGACGTAGCGATGACCGGGTATCGGTTCCGCGTACAGTGGCGCGGTAAACTTGTCTTCAATGTTACCGAAGTAGCCGTTACCCGATGTCAGGAAGCAGGTGCGCGGGTCTTCCGGGTACTCTTGCGGAAACAGGTCGCCAAGCTCGGCAATCTTCGCCCGTCGCCATGTAATCTGCTCAGGCGTTAACCCATGCCGCGCAACCAGCGCCGCTTCATCATCGGTGTACCGCATATCGACGGGGGCGGGTAGCTTGTACTCGTCATCCCACCACCAGGCATAGAAGTGCAGCCGCCAGTCCGAGTTCCCCGATAGCGCCGCCATGCACTGCTCATAAAACCAACCTTGAGCGCCGTTGGGTGTACTCTCTAACTCAATGCGTCCGAAGCCATGCGGGACGCCTTGCATCAACCCCGCCATGATAGCGCGGGCATCCGGCCAGAATGCGACTTCGGAACCGTGAATACGCGAGTACGTACCACCGCGCCCCTTTTGCCGACTGCCCGCCGTCCCGATGTGGATAACCGATTGCGTGGTCGGATACCGCGCTTCCGTTGCGTTGTCGATGCTGCGGACGGGCTTGCGGTTATCCGGTAGCGTGTCGTAGTACCGCTGCTGCATCCGGCGCAGCTTTTGCGTGGTGTCATCGTCATGGGCAAGCACGCCCGCGCTAATGGTGCCATTGACCGCGCTGGTGAAGATGTCCGCTTGAATGAACGTACTGAAACCGAGTTGACGCGCTTTCAGGATGAGGTCGCGCCCGGTACGGTTGGCGGCGTAATCCGCTTGCGCCCGGTTAAGCGTCAACGGGATAAGCTGTTGACGCTTATCGAGGATACGCAGGTCGGCAAGCGTTAGCGGGCTATCGACCTGTTGACGGCGCTTGCGGAGTTCGAGTTCTGCCGCCGCTTTAGCTTTCAACGATGGCGCGGAGTTCATCATCTGAAAGCTTGCTCACATCCATAATCTTATGTTCGGTGCGTTCAACGTATCCACGCGACTTACCAACAGTCTTGAGGGCAAAGCATACCGCCCACCCCTCGCCAGACTTGACCGCTTTCAGTAACGCGCTTTCGGCTTCATCAAGCATCATCTCACGGGCATCCTCTAACGCCTCTTGCACCTTAGGCGATGACTTAGCGCGGTCATAGACAGCGCGGCGTGTAACCCCCAGATCAGCGGCAGTTTTTGAGACGTTGCCGTCGTTACTCCATATTGCTTGAATGTATGCGTCGTCGTTTAGGCGTGCCATTTTTATACTGTGTAGTTATGTGTAGTTATTCCGGTACCGCCGCAACCACGAACACGCCCGGCAACCGGAAATCTGCCGCCGTCGGGTTACTGCACACTGCCACCGCTGTCACCGAGCAACGGGTACCCGCTGCCGTGCCAGCGGGGATACTGAACCGCGCTTGCACGATGGTTCCGGTGCCGTCGATGACAGTTGACCCGCCGACGAACGTGGCCGGGCTTTCAACTTCAAACGTACAGGAGACGACCGTTTGACCGGGGCGCAATTTGCGGGCGAATAGAAAGTCTATCGGCTTGCTTTCGCCCGCGTAGAAGTTGACGATATTGTTGGTCATGATTACGATTGGTTAATGGTGAATGCTTGTGTAACGGTATCGCTGGCGGCGACAAGATTAGAGGTGCCTTGTGCGCCATACCACAACACATTGCCGACGGTTGAAGCGTCGGTAATTGCGTGATGGCTAATCGTTCCCCAGGAACCGCTAGGCGTTGGGAAGGTGGCCGCCGATAGCGCCACGCTACCACCGGACACGACGCCCCAGGCCGGCGCGCCGCCGCCGTTGGCGTTCACCAGCAATCGCGAATAGTTGTTACCGGACGGTTCCGTAATCGTGCTGCCTGTCGAGCTATCGGTGGGCGCAACGGTACACAGCGCGATGTAGGTAGCCGATACGGTAAACGCCTGATTGCGGAACATGCGATCAAGGAAGCCGTTTGCGGCATAGTTGCTGATGCCATTCGAAGCAGTGATTTCTACCCACACTTCAGTGCTGGCAACGGACGGTGTGTTGCCGTTGACAATTGAACGCGAGGAACCGAGTGCGCCGTAAGCCAGCACGTTACCCGCGCCATAGGTGGCACTGTCCACAATCGCCCAATGGGTCACTGTACCCCATGACCCGGTTGCAGCAGTAAACGTCACCGTACCGGATTGCGTGACCCGCCGCGATGCCGCCGCGCCAAAGGTGATGGCAGTGCGGGCATACGCGCCGCTATTGGCCACTTCATTCATAGAAGCGCCGGTTGCGGTGTCCGTCGGGTCTGCGGTTGCCAGCGCCAGATACAGAGTAGCGACCGGGCTATAGGCACTATTGCGCGTCAAATGATTGAGTAGCGCATTCTCACCAAAGTTGCTTAAACTTCCCATGTCTCACCTTTACTGTACTGTATTTCGTTCCGGCGCGGCTTCTAACCACCAGCGCATAGGTTCCTCGATGACAGGCAACTCATACACGCCTTCGATGACGTACTGCTCTCCATCCACCTTGATCTGCCATGTCCAGCCGTCGGCGTCAATCACATCCCGCGATTGCTCAAAGATACCCGTGAACAGGTTTACGGTATCCGGTGTCAGGGATACCCCGTTCACGGTTGCCGTGAGCGGAATAACAAGTCGAATGGTTACGATGTCCGGCGTGGACGATGTGCCATTGACGACTGCCGATAGCGCCCGCGCAACCCGGAGGGCGACTGTATCCGGCGTGCTGGATGTCCCGTTGATCGTGCTTGTAAGCGCACGATTGATGAGCAGCGCCGCCGTGTCCGGTGTGGCGCTGGTGCCATTCACGGTCGCACTAAAGCTAATCACGCCACTGACACTCAGGTTCACCGTATCCGGTGTTACTGATGTGCCATTAATCGCGGCAGACAGCGCACGGGCTACCAACAGCGCAACGGTATCCGGCGTACTGCTGGTGCCGTTGACCGTCCCCGTGAGCGCCCGGTTAATCAGGAGCGCGGCGGTATCCGGTGTGGTCGAAGTCCCGTTCACCGTTGCCGTCAGCGGGCGGGTTACAGTGAGCGCCACAACATCCGGTGTGGTGCTGGTGCCGTTTACGGTGGCCGTGAAATCAATCGCGCCCGTGATGGCGAGGTTCACCGTATCCGGTGTAACCGATGTGCCGTTCACAGTAGCCGATAGCGCACGGCTGACGAGTGCCGCTACCGTATCCGGGGTGGTGCTGGTGCCGTTCACCGTTGCGGTTAAAGCGCGGGCAACCAACAGGGCGACAATATCCGGGGTGGTGGATGTGCCGTTGACCGTGCCGGATAACGCACGGGAGACTAACAGGGAGACTATATCGGGCGTGCTAGATGTACCGTTTACGGTAGCCGACAGCGCCCGCGCAACCAGCAAGGAAACAATATCCGGTGTAGTGCTCGTCCCGTTGACCGTGCCTGTGAGCGCACGATTGACGAGTAGAGCTACGACATCCGGCGTGGACGATGTGCCATTGACCGTACTCGTGAGAGCGCGGGCAATCAGCAGTGAGACTATATCCGGTGTGGCGCTCGTACCATTGACCGTACCCGTGAGGGCGCGGGCAATGAGTAACGCCACAATATCGGGTGTGCTGCTAGTCCCGTTGACCGTCCCCGTGAGCGCACGGGTTACGAGTGCGGCAACCGTGTCCGGGGTGGTCGAGGTGCCATTGACGGTCGCGGTGAAATCAATATTCGACCCGCCGCCCGGCGCAAGCAATAACCCTAAATGGGGTAACGGTGCCGGGTCGCCGCCGCCGCCCGTTGCCGCGCCGCCTTGCGTTTGAAACGCATCCTGTTGAAACCCGTTCCCCTGAAACATCAGTTCACCTTATTAGCGGCGGGTCAGGG